TTCAGCTTTTAATCTTTCTAACGAAACAAATTCTGGATCGTATGCACCATTGTTTATATTTCTTTTTATGACTACACCTTTCCACCACTCTAAGTTTGCCTGACCTGCCCATCCTTCTTGACCACCTTTAAAAGAACCTGCTACTAATCCTATAGATGGATTAGGAAATGCATCATCTTTAAAGTAGATATGTCTTCTATGACTATGTCCAACTGTGGTAGAAGAATGTCTTTTCTTAATCAAACTATAGGCATGATGCTCTCCTGACATAGCTGTACCATAATTACCAGTAGCTATATAGTGTGCATAAGATACACCATCTTTTGTAAATACATCTGGTGCTGAGTTTTTATACTCATAGTATTCATCAAACCAAGTCTTAGTTTGAAGATGGCTAAAACTAATACCATACTTTACACCTTCTAGTCTAGGATCAAAACCTATTGCTTTCTTTATTCTATGCTCATGATTACCTTCTGCTCCAAAGAACGCAGGTCTTTTCTTCTTCATCTTTTTAAACTTGTATCTAATACGTTCTTGAGAATCATTATAACTATTAATATCTTTCTCATAGTTTTGTGATGCTATTGCAGTAGGATACTTTGTATCGTAACTATTTAATGATCTCATATCTGCTCCATCTCCAAGATCAATTACATAGTCAGGTTTAAGATCATATATCATCTCACCTAACCAAGTAAATCTCTCATTGGATACCTCTGGATCTGCATGAGCACATGTATATACCACAGCTGTTTTACTCATGATAGTTTTCCTAAATAATCTTTATCTCTCATATCTATTTCTAGTGCCTCCATGTTGTTATTGAAATAGTTTTTCCATTGATAGACTTGATCAAGAGTCTCAAAGAAAAACTCATGATCTATAAGCTTGCCATCTATTTCTACTTTACAAACAGCAAACCATTCTAGTTCACCTACATGAGGATAGTCTTCAATATCTTCAGGTGGTAAATCTGTATAGTGATATGGACCTTCTGTCATTGCCCATATTTTCATTTTAGTTATCTCCATTTATTTTCCAATCTTTAAGTAAGTCCATGTAATGTTCTAGTCCTATCATTACAACCCAAGGTCTATGATCTGATCTATAAAATACTACAGGCTCTCCTGTATTATGTTTAACTGCTTGTTCTATATATGTATACACAGTTTTTAATTCATTCTTACGTCTTTTAATTTCTATTGATAATGGTAGTCTCTTTCTAGCTTGTGGTGAGAACTGTATATCTGCACCTGTATCTCCCATTATAGCAGACTTAATATCATCTTTTTCAAAATGTGGAAAGGACTCTAATAGTTTATCACGTATCTCTTGTTGTCCTAGTCTACCTTTAGCTTTAGCTGATCTGCTCATCTATCACCTCTTTAACTTTAGGTTTACTTTTTACTTTGATAAGAAACTCAGGACCATAAGAATATAAGAATGTTCTCATCTCAGGCCAACAAGTTTTCTTATACTCACAGTAGCTGCATTGCACACTAAGCTTAGTATTAGGACTAGTTTTAGATTGTGGTATTGGATCTATTCTCTCTTCTGGTATATC